CATCAAATAACCTGTTGGGATAGGGTCGCTTGACCCCCTCGGGTAATTTTTTAGGGGAACGATATTTCTCGCATCGGGCCAGTCATATAACCAAACAGATTTTATATCTCTGTTCTTAGTAAGGATGCCATTTAGCAACGCTTCTACTTTTAGTTTCTTGCTTGGATCTTCTTCAAATAGAACGCTAATTTCTTTATCGCCTCCATCATCAACTTCCTGTGATTCGGTATAAGCTTTGAAACCAATTAGACCTATTGCAGAGATAGCAGATAGGCCAACGATCTTCATTAAAAACTTACTCCAGTTTTGCTCTGGAGAAATGATGTTTTTAACGGTTTCTATTGCAGCTTTCATAGATAAGCCTTGCTAATTTGTGCTAACAGTCCCAAGAGCGCCAAAGCGCTTGAAATCACTGCTGCTGCTGCGAAAACTCTCCTTTCTAGGACTCTTACTCTATCTTCTAAATCTGAATTACGTTCTTCTAGACGCTTCAATTTCATTTCCATCACTACGATGGCTGTTTGTTGATTTGCATCTAAGGAAAGACCTTCACTATTCATGTTAATTTTCCTGATTGTGGATCGACTGGCTTATTCGTTATAGGGTCAATCCTTGGTTTGTCTGGTACTAATTTAATTGGAGTTTCAACCCTGATAATTGTGTAAGGAACCCCACCTTCAAAACCTGCTGCTTCTGCCTTTCTTTTCTCTTCATCGGCTTTGTAAGTTCCATCACCTCTTTTCTTTGCAGTCTCAAGCCCAAAACTCGCTAAAGCTCCCGTGAAAACGCTTGCTATAAAAGTCGGGTCGATCCTTTCTTGTTTACCTAAACCAGGCAATTCTACATAGTTTAATGTTAAAATAAAGCCACTCCAGACGACAACTCCCAAACGCACAAATGTAGACAAGACTTGCAATTGTTCTTCTTTATCATCTAAACCATCCTTGAATCTTTGAAGAGGATTCTTCTTTTTTGGTTCGGTAGATTTCTTCTCATCCATGTAGCAAAGAAAGCAAACACACCTACATTAAGCATAAATTGCAAAAAAGTAATGAAGTTCCTTTCCCTAGAGCAGAAAGAAACAATTGCTAAAGCTCATGGCCTCACAGTCGATCAGATAAATAAGCGTATTGAATTATGGAGTCTAATCAATGATCCAGACATATCTCAGCCTGACCTAGTAGAGGCTCAGAAGGCATGGATTAATATACAGCAAGGATATTGGCCTAACGTAAATGCCTGAAGTTATTGCTGCTTTAATTGGTGCTATGGTGTCAGCGTTGCTGATGGTCTTGTCTAACAGGTCAAGCAAAAGGCAAGGTGACATTAGAGAAATTTTTCACCGCCTGAATGCTATTGAGAAAGACCTGGCAAGAATGGAAGCCAACAAACCGAGAAATTGGCGTGGACAGTGAAACAACTATTTTTTAGCAGTAACCAAGGTAAACGTTTTACGCTTTGGGTATTAACATCTGCTACCGAACAAAATAACAACAGTCTTAATCAATCAGACGTTGACTTTATAGAGGCTAGACTGTGGCCTAATCGAACGCTAAAACTTCAATGAGCATGTATAAGAAAGAATGGATAGAAGAAGACCGTCAAAGGGTCATGAATATGGATCGTTGGTATATCATGGATGGCCGTCACAGACCTAATCATCCTCAACATGGTCTATACACTGGATTAGCAGCTAAAGCAGAGGATCTTGATAGCTTTGATGGAATTGTGTAACTGCTCCCATTGCAAAGAACTAAGAAAGCAACAAGCAAGGCATGGAAATTGGCAGCAAAAATTGCTAAAACTAAAAGAAAAAACATGTCCGATCTTTCCCCAGAATTGAAATTAATTTTGACTTCCTTTCCTCCGACTTTAGAAGAAGAGCTTGAAGTGGAGAAAGATATAAGAGAATTGCAAGCCTCTACGGATATAAATGAATTAAAACTCTACGTTGAGGCCGTAGCGAGATGCCATCTCGAACAGCAGAAAGTTATTGCTAGATGCTTCGATGAAATCCATGTTCTAAAAGCAAAGCTGGCTTGTGCTACACCCGCAAAAAAAAACTGGATTAAAAGATTGATTGGGCTATAATAGGTTTGATGAAAAGCTGAGATGGGCTTCGGGTAGTTCCCGACTGCACAGTCTTCGAAGGTCATAAGGGAAACCAAATGACGGCTTTCATCTCAAAACTTTAAAACCCCTTGGGAATCGCGCTCCGAGGGGTTTTTTAGTGTTTATTTGCTACCATAAAAAAAGACCTCCGTAGGTCTGCATTGGAAACAAAAGTCCCCTCTTTCGAGGGGCTTTTTTATGTTTAAGCTTGAGGTGAGATTGTTCCTCCTTCGTTGTTTGACCAATAAGATCCCCAAATCGTAAAGCCTTCTACTTCCTGGAAATCATTCTTGCCTTTATAGACGCGAATGGTTGAACCTCCCAATTCAGCATCAGCCGCTTGGGCCATGAGCCATTTGGCGGCTTTCTTTGCTTCTTCAGGTGTGAAGTCAATAATTAAGTTTTTATCTGGGGCTTTTGAATTGCCCTTTTGATCTTTGTTTTTAAAGCGAAAACGTGCTGTGAAAGCGGAGTCCATAGTTAATTACGGGGTTGGATGTTGTGTTTAGCTTCCCACTCGATGACATCAGTTAACTTGTATCTAATGCGTGGGGCGTATGGGTTCAACGGTGTTAAGCCGATGTCCTCAAACGGAGGCCCAGTTGCCTCCCCTTTTCTTGTCTTCTTTCTCCATTGTTGCAACGTGAATAACGAAATTCCGTAACGGTCTGCAAGGTCGTTTGGTCTTAAATATTCGGTCATTTATCCTCCGTTTCTAAAATAGCCTGAAGTATTAAATCTCTTTGCTTTTCAGTTATTTTTCCTTCTCCGTAGCGGTCACTCAATCTAGTCTTTACAGAATCAACTTTGTCTGGATTCTTTTTTACATAAGCAATAAATTGTTTAGTTAAAGCTTCTCCTTCATCGCTTGTTTTTGGCGGCTCAGTCTTAACGGCGGTTTTGTTCTTCTTCTCGATTACCTCAACTGGCTCAGTGTTGCAATCCATGTCCGCCTCTATCCCTAAAATCATTTTGACGGCATACCTGCGGCCATAGGTAAGACTTCCACCGTATGTAAACATTGGCTTATTACCCATGTCTTCAGGTAAGAAGATAGGAAGCTCGCTTGTAATTTCTTGACCTGACTCAACATGAATTAAACGAGTCAAAATAATAGAAACACCGTCACAAGTTGAAGTAGGAGGTTGAATTAATATCAATCCATTTTTGTGCAATACAGGTTGGATTACTGAAAGCATTTCTTCCAGTGGAGTGTATTGATAGTTGTAACCTTCTTTGCTTCTGGTTAAAGAAGGACATTCCTGTTGGAATTTTTGTAGTGCTTGATAAAGTTCTTTCATTTAATTAGGGGTTGATGGAAATGCCCAACGTGGAAGCGTGAGGATTTGGACTCCAGCTTCACTATGGCTAGGCCAGTGATCCGAAATCTGACATTCTGAAATCTGATCTAACGCTTGCCGCCGTTGTCTATATCCAAGATCAATACTTTGCTTATCAAGTTCATATAGACCAACATCAAACGGCCACTCAGATTGAACTACTAAAAAAATAAATCTTTTTGCCCTTGTGACTTCTAAATAATGAGCCGCTTGTATGTGATAGCCGAAGTTAGCAACAGCCTTTGCAAATTCTTTTGGAGCTGCACCAGAGCGACTTGTTTTTAGGTCAACAATTGTATTCCCAGTAAACCAATCACTTCTAGCTTTTACATCAAGACTTGTTGATTCATCGACAGACCACCATGATTTTTCTGCTACGCCTTTTGCTAATAAATCTGTTGCCTCCTTCTCGTTATACACAGACTCACGCATTGCCATTGCTAACTCCCATTGGTCGCCTGTAACAGCCGTAATACCTTTTTTAGCTGCTTCTGCTGCTTCCTCTTTTCCTTTCTTTGTTGTACGGCTAGAAACAACCGTGAATTGATTCTCTAAATCTTCAGGTTCAAGAACCGCCGCATGGGTCAAGCTTCCAAGCACAAGAGCTGGAGATGATTTCCTTTCGGGACGGTCAGGATTGTGAAAACTATTCCAGTACGCTTTCGGGCCATGCTTTGCCATGACCTTCAACATTGACGCTGATATTGCAGGGTCTTTGTGATACTGGGCGTTTGTGATTTGTACGCTGCCTTGTGTCATTTTTGAATCTCCTCCACTTTTTCAAGTCGGTTTTGAAAAATCCATTCTGTTTGTTCTCTCCCTTTCCATAAAACTTCACAATAAAAAACTTGAGTTAGATTCTCTCGGTTTTTTACTTTCTGGTTTCTTTTTTCTGTTTTAATTACTTTTCCAACTCGGCCAAGATCTTTCTCGTAAGAAACATCTTTTGATTCTCTTCTCTTTCGCCAAAAGTTTCTAACGTCTTTTTGAGGTAAGTTTCTTTTTTTTACTAAAACACCATTTGCAAATTTGGGTGTTGAAATTGTTTTTGTCATGCTGCCTCCTTATATAAAGAAGAACCTGGGCCGTAGTTTTGTACAAACTTGGGCCAAGTTCGCATAATTAAAGCCTTATCATCAGGCGTGGCAACTAAAGCTGCTTTTGCTAACTGCTTAAAGAATGGACTGCTATCAGCACTTTCAATAACAGTATTAAAGGTGTTGAAAACTTCCTGTGAGGTCATCGGAAAAAATAGATACATTAGGGTTGGACGTTGGGCGGCTGTCAGGGGTTGGTGGTCGCCTGACTCCTTAATTGCTCACACGCCGCTTGGATTCCAGCGTTGCAATCTGCTTGGGTCATCTTTGTTAACGCGCTACTGGTTGCGTTGAAATAAATAAGGCTGGCAATAATGCCGAAAGTAAAAAGCTTCATGGGGTTGGCTGCTTATATATTTAATTATACACCTCGGCACACCCGTGTCAATAGTCCGTACATCTCCATTAAAAAGAGGGGTTTCAATCCCCCTCGTGATCTTCAAGAAAGTCGGCCAAGTTCTCAGGAAGGTTATAAATTCGGATCTCTTCAAGATCTCCGTTGTCCGTGATCGCCTTAGCTAGTGCCTTAGCGGCGGCGATAGTTGACTCATGCATGGAAAGAAATGCGTGAACTTGTTCATTATACACCCCTATACATCTCTGTCTATAAATAGGTAATAAAAAGCCCCGACTAGCGGGGCGGTGGTTAAAAAATTAAGGCCCATGCAGTTGCGAGTCCTGCGATGGCAAAGAGGATAGTAACTTCCTCTTCTAGATTTTTAACCCTGCGGCTCAAGCCTTCGTTGGTTCCTTCTAGTTGCTTCGCTTCCTTTAGTAATGGATGGTATGGCAAACCTGAAAGAGATGAAGGATTCTTGACGGCTGATGATGTCATATCAAAATGGGGTTGGATTTAATTCAGGTTGCGATCCTGATTTTGGTTCGTGCTGGAGCTACCAGATCACGGGTAGGGCTTCACTACCAGTTGCCAACCTTGTTCGGTCTTACTGCCCTAAATCTCCAAAGGATTCGAGGTCTTAGTGCCGCCTCCGACAGTGGAGGAAGGTTCGGGAGCTTTCCGAGGATGTCTCCCTCGGTTCCGCCCGTTACTCCTTTATTATATACATGCCTATACATCCCTGCACACCTCTCTTAACGAAATGAAACAATTACTAGATTTCTTTGGTGCTCCCTTCGTTTATCGCAGTCCTGTTGGTCTTCAAGGTTTCAGAGCTGGCCTTATGCAGCTTTCCAACAGACAGTTACAACCGTTAGCAGATACCACGAGTCATGTGAAGAAAACTGTTTTAGTCGATAGAATAATTGCGAGCATGAAATAAGGGCAGCTACTAACTACCCTTACTTCTCTCTAGTTACATGGGGTGAGGTGATGGGGAACATTTCCATCCCATGTATCAAAATATTAACTTAATCAGGCGATCTGGCAACTTCAACGGGAAAGCCTTTAGAGCGTAGATCTTTTATTCGATATTCCTGAATCTTACTTAAACGTCCTTTTAGTGCCTTTACCTCTACAAATCGCACTTCATTTGGTTTAAGCAATAGCAGATCAGGATAGCCATTTTTATTTGTCTTTAAAAGTTTAATAACTTCCCATCCGTCTTTCTCGTATTTTTTCACCAGCTTCGCTTGATAATTCGATTCTAATTTTGTTGTAATGACTGATCGTGAAATTTTCTTTTTCTCGGACTGTTTTAAAAATTCGAGTTTCAATTCCGTCCACCGCAAATACATACCTAATCTTAGGGGCAATCTGTCTTCCAAGAAAGCTTGCGCGATCTCTAGATTGGATGTAAGAGAGCGCAGAAAAATCTACGCCAAGGAACAGCAAATACGTTGCACTACTTAAATTCACTCCTTCACGGCTGGATCTTACCTGCCCAATAAAAACTGCATCCTTGTTTGCATTAAATTCTTCTGGACTATCGGTTGCATTAGGAAACGCTTCATAGAGCATTTTTCGTTCTGCTTCATAGCAGTACATAATTGCAATCTTATGTTTGCCATATCGTTGTTTGATGTACTCAGCTTTTGACCGATCAAAAATAATTCCCTTACCGCTTTCTTCTGGAATAACCGTTCCACAATAAAGCTGCTTTAATTTGCTTAGTTTTTTGGCCCCTGTATCGGCAAGAATTGTTTGACCTTCAAGAGTAGATATTCCATCGTCAATAATATCTTGGGCTAATCCATACGTTGTTTCGTTCATCTCTACATATCGAACAGCTTCTTCAATCTTGGTTTCAAACCCTGCATCTTTTTGGGTCATCCTCACCATGTAAGGCTCAATATCTTTCAAAATTAGTTCTTTATTAGCGTTGGAAAAATCGTTCACCGTTTGGCCTGTTCCTATATATTTCTCGCCAATATCGACATAACCTTTCTTAGCCCATTCATAGAAGTTTTTATAATGCGCCCAAACGGGTCTATGTAGAGTTAGCTGATGATAGAGCTGGCTGTATGACTCTGGTGATGGGGTACCAGACATTAACAAGACTTTCTCATAACTCATCTGCCTTAAATTTCGCCAACGCCCGCTTGGTTTTGGATATGCACCGATGCAATGTGCTTCATCCACAATCAATAACTGCCAAAACGTATATTTAAACTTGGGCAGCCGTTCATAATTAATAATCATTACCCGATCCTGCAACCCTAAAGCTTTGGCATCTTTTTCAATGCTTGGGATTGCTTTTTTCTTTGTAACCAGCAAGCACCGTTGGATTCCAAGGCGCGGTAGCAATGAGAGAGCCGTTAAAGTCTTTCCAGTGCGGACTTCGCCGCTGAGATAAGCAAATTGGGTACTCCACAAAAGGTGGTACAGCTTATCCGCTGCTTCTTTTTGGTATCTTCTTAATTCCATTTCTCTATAAAAGTAATGTTGACGTGTTTGCTCTCAAGTCCTGTCTTACAGGCTTCAGTGATTTTCGATTGATCAGCAAATTCATTCATAATTTCTATATCTAATTTGTAGCTTCTCCAGACGCTATAAGTTTCATCATCGAAACCCCACGGTTTTAGAAGATCCATAGAAACAAGATTGCAATCCGTTATCATTGACAACCTTGTGGAAAAAGAGCCTGAAGAGCAAATTGCTTTCCATAATTCCTCTTTCTCAAACTTTGATAAATTCATCTGACTTCCGACTGCTGGATTAATTCGACCTTGACCCTTCTGATCCCAATTGCTCTTCTACATGCTTCTTCAATAAGATATTTTCGTGATTGAATCATATTGATCCATTTACTGCTTATCGCGACTTCAATCGTGCATTTTTTCCAAAATAATATTCCTTCTTTCTTGATTGAAAGTAACTTACCTTGCTCGCTTAACAGCATCTTTGTCGAAGGAAGCTCAAGCATAGCGATGATCCGTGACCATGTTTCATCAAGATCGCCTTTAAACAGTTTCATTTGTTGACGGGGTTGGATTTAGTGGTATCTTACACATATCTACTACAAAAACAACCCCAGTGGACTTAGAAACAGAACTGAAGACAATCAACACTCAGCTCACAACTACTCAGATAAAATGGTTAGACGAAAATAAACCGCCCGAACTTTCTAGAGCTGGTTTTATTAGAACAATCATCCGTCATGCAATGACGAAAAAAGAGCTTGATGCTTACGAATCTCAGCTAACTAGATAATCCAATGACAATAAAAGATGAAATTCTTCGCTTGCCGAAGGACTGGGGTTTTGTCGCCGTTCAAAATAAACGCCCCTATCAAAATGATTGGCAGAACAATCCTTTAACAAGAGCGCAACTCTTCAAAGAAATTACAGCAGGTCGATCAACTGGTATTGGTGTTTGCTGCGGAACTCCTAGCGGCGGTCTTCTCTTCCTCGATCATGATGGTAAATCCGCTTCAGAAGTTCTTACCGAATGGGGTTTTTCTATTGGCTCTTTGCCTCCTTCTTGGATGGTTACTTCAGGACGGGTTGGTCGCTTTCAACTCATCTACAAAGTTCCTGAGAAATATTGGCCGAAGATTAAAACACGCAAATTTCAAACAGGTGTTAAAGATTCTGACGGCTCCGTTGAACAAATCGAACTCCGATGGGATGGAGCACAATCTATTGTCTGTGGTAAGCATCCAACGACTGACGGCTATAGGTGGATGGATGGACGCTCACCTTCTGATCTTGAAATAGCAGAAGCTCCCTTAACCATTATTCAAAAGATGATGGAGCCATCAAGGAAGAAAGCGAAGCCTGTACCCGTTGAAGCTTTTAACTCAGATATAGATAAAGCCCGTTCGCTTCTTCAATCAATTAATCCCAACCGCGTTGATGACTACGACCAATGGATCAAAATTGGAATGGCAGCTCACTCCGCAGGTGATTCACTTCTTGCAGATTGGGAAGACCTGTCTCAGAAAAACAGCAAATACAAACCAGGCGAATGTGCAAAGAAATGGGATTCCTTTAAACGCTCTGGCATCTCTCTAGGTACTCTTCAGAAATTTGCTAAAGAAGATGGGTGGACTTCTCCTCCTCGCGTTTTTCCTGATTCTGTTGTTCCTGTTCAAGAAGAGCAAACAACTCCGATCCCTTCAAAACTTGAACAGCTCACATCACAAGAGTTAATTTCATTCCTTCGTAAATCAAAACAAGAAATTCGTTTCAATACTTTTTCACACTCAATCGAAATGGACGGTGCAGTTATAAAAAATATTGAACTCTTTTACCTAATGCTCGCCGAGCTTGGATTTAAAGTCGAAAAGCAAATGGCGATTGATTGTCTGCTTAAGGTCGCGCATGAAAATCAATATGATCCCGTAAAACTTTATTTAGATCACGTTTCTTCTGAAGTTGAACCTACTTACATCGAACAATTAGCAACAACATATCTTAGACCGCAAGACGCATCCATTGGTGAACCAACAATTTACGATGCAATGCTTAAGGTAACTCTGATAAACGCCGTGAGACGTGTATATCTTCCTGGCTGTAAGCACGATACCGCAACTGTTCTTCAAGGTCGGCAGGGGATAAAAAAATCCTCCTTTTGGAGTACGGTCTTTGGCCCCTTTTTCTCGGACGCTCTTGACGATATTTCCTCGAAAGATTCGATATTAATTTTACATAAGTCATGGGGAATGGAATGGGCCGAATTGGACAGCGTGACATCTAGAAAACATGCTGGCCATATTAAGTCTTTTTTATCGCGCTCTACAGATTTCTTACGGGTTCCTTACGGTAAAGCTGTAGAAGAATGGCCGCGCCGTGGAATTATTGTTGGATCTTCTAATAAAGAATCAGGTCTGTTATTTGATGACACTGGCAACCGCCGCTTTCATGTTATCCCTTGCACCGTTGAATCTATTGATCTTGATGGGCTTCAATTAGAACGTGATTCGATATGGGCCGCAGCCGTTCATGCCTGGAAAAATAAGGAGGCACATTTCCTAACCTTTGAACAGGAAAACCAAATAGAAAAAGAAAATTTAGGTTATATGGTTGATTCGCCTTGGTTAACTGTTATCAGTCAATGGTTAAATAATCCTGTTAATCAAAGTACGGATGTAACTATTGAAAAACTACTTATCGAAGCCATTGAAAAACCAGTGGAACGTCAAACAAAATCGGACACCATGACTGTCTCATCTATTCTCAAAAGTTTGAAGTACGAGAGAAAGAAAAAAAGAGTTGAGGGAACACCCAAATGGGTTTGGAACTTGCAAAAGTCGTAAGTTCCCTCCTGTTCCCTCCTCCGTTCCTAAGGGTGGGAACGCTCAAACTCCTTGGTACACCTCTCTTCTCTTTATATGTTCCCTCTGTTCCTATGTTTTTATATATAAATATAAGAATAGGTATATAAGGGGTATATATATAGCTTAGGTAAGTGTGTAAGAAAGGTGGTACACAGTAGGAACGTGGGAACACTATCTAATCTCATTTCTGTCTCATGCACGTCTCAAAAAAGAATCAACCTGTTGTTGATCGTCTTATCCTTCTCCTCGCTCAATCTGAACATGTTGCGGATGCAATCCTTGATAATGCTATTGACGATGGTGAACGAGTAGATCCTGAAGTTATTGCTGGTTTAACTCAATATCTTGTAAGAATTGCTGACATCCTCAATTGCGCTGAAGAAGCTGACCTTAAGCCTTTATCTAATGAATGAGTTATATTTTGCCTATGGGTAAAAAAGCAACAGATAGACAAATTGATTGCAGGGTTAATTCTGTCTACAACTTATTGATTAACGGTCAAAGTAAAACTCAGGTCGTTCAATACTGTTCGGAAAATTATAGTGTTGGTTTAAGACAGGCAGAAAATTATATAAAACGGGCAAGAATACTGGTTCAATTAGATTCTGAAATTGAGAGACCACAATGGTTATTGTCTGCCCTTAGCCGTCTTCAAAATTACGAATCTCAAGCAGCAAAACGTGGTAATCATCAGGCAGCTTTACGCGCTGTGGAATTACAGGCTCGGTTATTAAGGTTTGATTTGAATTGACTTCTTTAATTACTGGGATATGTGATAACGAGCCGTTAATGGCTTTTGCTGAAAAGGCTGCTTTTAACACTCCTCCTTCAAGCAAAGAAGTTATTTCAAGAATTTATGAAGGCTTATTGCCTCATCAAAAATTGTTTTGTGATGATATTGAACATCGTAAAATAGCTTTAGTGTGTGGATTTGGAGCTGGTAAAACTTACGCTTTAGTTTCTAAAGCTTGCATTTTGGCAGCAATGAATGTTGGTTTCGTTAGTGCTGTCTTTGAGCCAACTTCTCCGATGCTTAGAGATATTTTAATTCGTACCTTTAACGAGCTTCTGGAGCAGTGGGAAATACCTTATGAGTTTCGAGTGTCGCCTTTGCCTGAATACAAATTAATTTTTGAAGAAGGAAATCATACGATTTTGCTTAGAACGATCCTGACTTATCAACGCTTAAGAGGTCAGAATCTCTGCGCGGTTGGATTTGACGAAGCAGATACTGTTGGACAATATGACGCAGAACAAGCGCAAACAATGGCACTTGCCAGATTGAGATCAGGTAATATTCAGCAGTTTTATGTTTCTACTACTCCAGAGGGATATGGATATTGCTTTAAAACTTTTGAAAAGGAAGCAAAACCTGATACTGCTTTGATAAGAGGCAGCTCATACGATAATCCATTTCTTCCAGAAGGCTTTATTGATTCGTTAAAAGAGAATTATCCACCTCAATTAATAGCCGCTTATCTTGAAGGGCAATTTACAAATCTAACAACAGGACAAGTCTATGATCGTTTCTCAAGAGACATTCATGTAAAAGATAAATTGCCTAATTACGAAGATGAAGTTTTGCGTTGTGGTATTGATTTCAACATCCAGAATACAAATTGCGTCATAGCGGTGCGGGACGGAAACAAGCTCGTCATAATTGATGAAATTGTGAAAGCTCACGACACTGACGCATTAGCGAAAGAGTTGGTTAGACGCTATCCAAGAAGAAAAATTCTTGTCTATCCAGACGCATCAGGAGGGAACCGTTCAACAAATGCAACACGCACCGATATATCCATACTCGAAAGTTATGGGTTCACGAACCAAAGTCCCAAATCGAATCCAGCAATCAAAGATAGAGTCTCGTCTGTTCAAGCTCTTTTATGTAACGGCAAAGGAGAATCAAGGTTGGAGATTAGCTCCCGTTGCAGAGCCTTAGTGGAAACTCTTGAGTTACAATCATGGGACGAAAAAACGGGTGATCCCGACAAGCAAAATGGGTATGATCACATGAACGATGCACTTGGTTATGTTATCTGGAGAGAGTTCAATCCTTTATATGCTCGATCAGGAAGAGGAACGGGTATTAGAATTTATTAGCTTTTATCTATAAACTGTTTACATAGTGTCGAGGTTTAATCGTGTATAGCGGCTATCAGCATTACAACCGAGAAAAAGCCGCCGCAGGTGTGACGGTAGAAGACCCATGTTTTGCTTGGCAGAATATGGAACCGCATTGGATTCTTATAGAAGACCTCCAAGGAGGTTCGTTTAGTATTCGTAAAAAACACAGAAGGTATCTTCCACAAGAACCTTCTGAACAAGATGTCTCTTATGATGCAAGACTTTCACGTTCTGTTGTCCCTCCATATCTGCAACGCATTGAGAGAATGTTGGCAGGAATGTTAGTTAGAAAACCTGTTCGTTTGAATGATGTTGGTGATGTAATTAGAGAGCAATTGTTTGATGTAGACCTTCAAGGAAATGATTTAAATGTATGGACTTTTGAGTTAGCAAAATTGGCTATAAGATATGGACACTGTGGCGTTTTGGTTGATGCGCCTGCTGCTGGATCAAAGGGCCGTCCTTATTGGTGTACTTATACGCCGAGGGAAATACTGGGATGGAGAACAGAAATTATTGATGGTATGCAGAAATTTACACAGCTAAGGCTTTTGGAAAAAGTAATAGAACAAGATGGAGCTTATGGGGAAAAAGAAGTTGAGCAGGTAAGAGTATTAACGCCTGGAACTTTTGAGATACACCGCAAGAACAAAAAAAGTGGTGAATATACATTGCATGAAGAAGGAACAACATCATTAACAGAAATTCCTTTTGCTGTTGCTTATTCCAACAGGGTGAATTTTATGGAGTCACGTCCTCCACTAGAGGACATTGCTGAACTCAATCTTCGCTCGTATCAATGCGGTTCAGATCTTGCTAATCAATTACATGTAAGCAGTGTCCCATTTTTAGCTTTTTTTGGTTTCCCTCAATCGTCAGAAGAACTTTCTGCTGGTCCAGGAGAAGCTATTGCTTTCCCTGCTGAAGGTCGGGCAGAATATATTGAGCCTGATGGTAAAGGTTTTGAAGCTCAATTTAAGCAACTTGAACAGATCGAAAAGCAAATAAACAATCTAAGTTTAGCGGCTGTGCAAGGATCCAAGCTATCCGCAGAGACAGCAAAATCAAAAGAAATAGACCACTCTCAAGGAAATAGTACGCTAATGGTCTTGGCACAGCAGATTCAGGATATGATTGATAACTGTCTTCTGTTTCATGCGAATTATTTAGGAAGCAACGAGTCTGGAAGTAGTTTTGTAAATAGAGACTTCTTAGCAGCTCGTCTTGATCCGCAAGAGATAGGAAGTTTGCTTCAGTTATATACTGCTGGAACGATCACGCAAGAAACCTTATTGAAGCAGTTAGAAGAAGGGGAGGTGTTAGGAGATGAATTTGATATAGAGCAAGAGTTGGAATCTACTCAGATGGGCGGTTTAATTGATATGGAACAACCGCAAGAAGAAGTGACAGAAGAAGAAGTAATAGAAGAAGATGAATAATGACGAAAGAAGGTACTCCTGCTGTCCTATTCAGGAACTCAATTGATTTAAACCGTTTTAGTAATGGTGTCTCTAGGAAGATTGTTCAATCAAATATTGATGTCATTATTCGGGCAGCAAAACAACTTTCTAAAATTGATCCTTCTAGGCCGCCTTCTTATAAAACTGCAAGATTAAGATCATTAATTAAGCAAACGAAAGAATCCTTATCAACGTGGGAAAAGGAAAGTGTTGATGTAATGATTCGAGAGTTAGAAGGTTTGGCAGGAGTACAAGCTGGTTTCGTAGAAGACCAAATAGCACAAGCATTACCTAATGGAGTATTAAAAACTGATTTAAACCCATTAGGGTATAGCGTTCAGACTGTTGCAGTTAGTCCTAGTTTTGCAAAAGCCGTTGTAACAAAAGATCCAAGTGTTTTAAGCCTTAAATCAACAGGAACATTTGATTTAACAGCAGCACAGGGAGCAGAAGTTTTATTGCCTAATGGTGAAACTGTTCAAAAAGCTTTTAGAGGATTAGCAAGCCGTCAAGCAACACAGTTTAATCAAGTTGTTAGAACAGGTCTTTTATCTGGAGAAACAACAGAATCAATCGTTAGTCAATTAATAGGAAATTTGCAATTTGGGCAAGGAGCAAAAACAAATCAACAATATTTATTAGCAGGGAAAGAAGTTTTAAATATGGCTTCTCATCAAATTAGAACAGTCGTAAGAACAAGCGTTAATCAGGTATCAAATGCAGCAAGTCAACAGGTCTATAAGGCAAATGAAGATATAACACAAAAATATAAATACGTTGCGTCTTTAGACAGTAGAACTACAGCTCTTTGTGCTTCATTAGATGGAAAAGAGTTTGAATATGGGAAAGGGCCAGAACCACCACAGCATTTTAATTGCAGATCAACCACTGTTGCTGTGGTTGATTATGACGCATTAAAGAAAAGGGGATTTGATTTTGATGTTCCGAAAGAGGGAAGAAGAGCTGCTGCAGGAGGAATGGTTCCAGCAAACGAAACTTATGGCAAATGGTTGTATGGACAAAGAAAAGCGGGTACTAAGTTCACCCCAGGAGTAAGACAGATTGAAGCATTGGGAAAAGAAAAGGCTAAATATTTCAACCGATTAGCTAATAAGTACGGTGCTGATGATGCGATTAAGAAATTTGTAAGAGAAGATGGTTCAGAAGTTAGTTTGTTTCAGTTAAAGAAAAGATATGGCAAGCCAGAGAGCATAACGGTCAAGAAGAAAACAGCTCCAAAGAAAAAAATCGTTATTAAAGAGAAAGTATTGCCTTCAATGGGAGAGCTTCAAGGTTTAAATCGTTCATCAAAAATAAAACAAATTGATATTGATGATGCTTTTAAATTAATGACAGAGATGGAAGGGCAAGCGGGAATAAATGCTAAGAAGTTAGTTAAATTTTCAAAAGAAAGAGAAGTCTTCTCTACTTGGTCAACAGGGCGTGAATTAACAAGATATGGAAAGGGTAAAGGATACGGTTATTTAATGGAAAATCCTCAGTTTAAAAAAAGTTTAGAAAGAGGATTAGCAAGAAAAGATATGGGTTTCACGGACAATGTAAACAAGATGCTTATAGATAGAGGCCATAGAGCAATGCGTGGAGTAATTGATCTTATTGAAGGACGAAAAAATGAATATCTAGCTCAGTTAACACCTTGGAGAAGCTTAACTATGTGGAGAGAGACAGGAGCCACAGGTTATACCTTTATGGGTGCTAATCATATTGTTATGAGAAACAGTTCTAAATTTAAGAGGATTACCAGTTTAAAAGATATTGTGAGATCAATAAAAGAAGGAGTAAAGAAAGCAGGTTCTAAACAACTTGATCTGTCTCAATTGGCTTCTGAAAGGTTTGCTGATTCACCTTTTGGAATTTCCCAAAGTCCTCAAAGTTGGCTGACAACTTATGTTCACGAAATGGGGCATCAAGTTCATTACGCTGCAAGAAAACCAATGCTAGGAGGAGGAGGCCCCTATACTGCTCCTGTTGTTCAAGGTACATATATACCATCTGGTTATGGAGGAAGTAATAATATGGAACAGTTTGCAGAGACTTTTGTGCAATATATTTTCGATCCTGTAGGCTTGAAGAAAGTATCTCCAGAAGCTTATGCTTGGGTTGATGATGCTTTAGCAAAAGCTTTGAAAGCAGAATGAGCTTTAAAAAAGCAATGGAATTGATTTCTAATTGGCCGAAGGACAAAGAAGTTCCTCGGCTAATGAGAGATCTTTATGACAAGTCAAGTTCTAAGGAGAAAATTGATATAGGAAGAGCAACAGAAGCTTTATATGTTGGAGCAGAAAGTGAAAAAGACTTTGAGTTAATAGAAAAAGCTTGGGATTCGTATTAAGGGCAAAAAAGAAAAAGAAGGGCAAAGGCAAGAAGAAGGGTTATTGTTAGACTGCCTTAACAGCCTTATGGGTTTTTATGTCTGAAGAAAAGAATCAGGAGCCTATGGCTACTGACGCTCCTATGGAGAATCAAGCGAACCAACAGTTACAACAAGAGATTGAGAACTTAAAGAAGAAAAATTATGAGCTAATTGGAAAGATGCAAAAGAAGGAACTAATGGAAGTTCCTGATGATTACAAAGAACTTGTTGAATTTAAACGTAATGCTGAACAAGCTGAACTTGAGAAACAAGGAAAGTACACCGAAGCAAGAACAAAGCTTGAGGATCAATTCAGAGAACGATCAGCCGAAAAAGATAAAAAAATTACAGAACTTGAAACAAAACTGCGAGAGCTGGAACTTGTTTCCCCCGCCGTACAAGCCTTGGCGGAAGTAGTCCATGATCCTAGTTTGGTCTTAAACAACTTCTTACCAAAGGACAAAATTGAAGTTGATAATGGAACACCTGTTGTTGTAGATGGGTATGAAAGAACGCCTGTCAGTGAGTGGGCAAAAGGGAAGTTGCCTGATTACATATTGAAGCAACCAAAGCCTCAAGGTGGCGGTGCTCCTGCTGGAAGATCTAGCGGAAGTGAAGTTCCTGCTGGCACTAAGAATCCATTTGCAGCAGATACTTATAACATTACTGAGCAGATGAGGATTTATAGAACAGACCGAGATTTATATGATCGTTTGAAAAATCAAGTTAAACGCTAATATAATTAGATAAGGCGGAGTTATGCCGAGCCGAATGGGTTATGCCCACATCGTAAAACCAATTTTTTAGGTAATTTTTATGGCCACCGTAAGGTCGGACGTGATCATTCCTGAGGTCTTTACGCCGTACGTTATTGAGCAGACAACTCAGCGTGATGCCTTTTTGGCTAGCGGTGTGGTTCAACCAATGGCCGAGCTTAATGCGACCGAGGGGGGTGATTTTTGCAACGTACCCTTCTGGAAAGCGAACCTTTCTGGAGATTTTGAGGTACTAACAGATAGCAGTTCATTGACACCTGGAAAGATTCAGGCTGATAAGCAAATCGGCGTGATTCTTCACAGAGGTCGTGCTTTTGAATCAAGAGACTTAGCGGCTTTAGCTGCTGGTTCTGATCCAATGGCTGCTATAGGAGCAAAGTTAGCTGCTTACATAGCAAACCAAAGACAGAAAGATTTACTTTCTGCTCTATCTGGAGTTTTTGGTTCGATCAATGCAAATGACAGCAACTCTGCTTTATTTGCTAACTGTATTGATTCAGAGAGTGGCGATACTCCAACAGGTTTAAGTCCAAAGCACGTTGCTAAGGCAAAGGCAATCCTTGGAGATGCAGGTGATCAGCTTTCTGCTGTTTGTATGCACTCAAAGGTTTACTACGATTTAGTTGAGCGTAAGCTTGTTGATTATGTCGTAGCTGCTGACACAAATGCTGGTGCAACTGCCTCTGGTGGTTCGATTGTTGCTGCTTACGGTAGTAATGGTTCTGTTCCTACCTATTGCGGCTTAAGAGTTATCGTTTCTGATGACGTAGCAACAACAGGTTCAGGTGCTTCTACTGAGTATTCAACTTACTTCTTCACTGCTGGAGCTGTAGCTTCTGGTGAGCAAGCGGGTCTAACTACTGAGACAGATAGAGACATCCTTGCAAAGAGTGATGCTCTTTCATTAGATGCTCATTACTGCTATCACCCTGTTGGAACTAAGTGGGCAGTAACAACTGTCAACCCAACAAGAGCACAGCTTGAAACCGTAGCCAACTGGTCGAAGGTATACGAAACAAAGAATATTGGAATCGTGAGAGCGACCAATGTTTCTGCTCAGGATTAGAGGTAAATTATGCCATCTCAATTCGAAGTAACTGCTGGTAAAGCTGCTGGCCCCACAACTGGTGGAACTGTTACTCAAGCAACTAACAAGTCAACGGCTGTCACTCTAAATACAGAGTCAGGACAGATCACCATGAACAATGCTGCTCTAGCTGATGCAGCAGAAGTTACATTCCAGGTGAACAATGATCGTGTAGCTGCAACTGATGTTGTAGTTGTCAATCATGGTTCTGCTGGAACTGCTGGTGCTTATTGGTTAGTCGTTTCGGCTATTGCTGCTGGATCTTTTAAAGTTACTGTTGGAAATCTTTCTGGCGGTTCTTTAAGCCAAGCAATTGTTCTTAACTTTGTGCTCCTAAAAGGTGCATCTAGCTAATGGGAATGTTCGCATTTAGGCGAGCAAAGGAAAGGGAGGCTGCCGCACAGGTGGCCTCTACTCCTGTCAAGCCAAAACAAAAACGTAAGCGTAAACCTAAAGCAACTACTGATGGCAATAACAATTCATCACACGGCGGGAGCAGCTAACGCAAACAGCTACATCTCTTTAGCAGAAGCAAATGAACTGATCGAAGGTTTAGTTGCTGATGATGATGTAATTGCTTGGGAAGCTGGATCAACAAGTGACGACTACAGAAATCGTGCTTTATATACAGCAGCACAGAGAATTGATCGTGAAAGATTTTTAGGTGCAAGGGCAACAGATACTCAAGCGTTGCAATGGCCTCGTACTGGAGTAAGAAAGCCTGATACTTATATCAATACTTATTCTGTTGGTTTTCCTTTTCGTATAACAACTGATTATTTTACAGACACAGAAATACCTGATCAATTGAAGAAAGCACAGGCCGTATTAGCTGCTTACCTGAATAACAATAAAGACGGTCTTGGGCTTAGTGGATTAGAGGATTATCAGAACATAAAAGTTGGATCTTTGGATGCAACTCCAAATTTTTACGGTGCTGTTGGTGCTGATCGTGTACCACCAATGTTTGAAAGATACTTCACAGGTATTAGAATTAGTGGACCTGGAAACATCGCTGTAAAACGAAGCTAATGGGAACCTCTTATCCTGCTGCACTCATCATCACAAACACGTCTGCTCAGACAGGTCGATTTGGCAAAATTCATGCATTAGAAGATGCCGTGATGACTTTAGTTAGTCCTAATGTCACAGAGAATGGATCTTCTACTGTTTCAGCTATCCCTATCAAACATGGAAGTGAAGTAGAAGGAATTTTTACAAGTATTACGTTAGCTAGTGGTACTGTTGTCGCTTATAGAATCTGATGCCAGTAAAACCTAAAGGCTTTAGAAAAGCAGCAAGCAAAGTTCTCAAGGCTGTAGGTGGTAATGTTACGATTCGTAAAGTTACAGGAAGTGCTTATAATACAACTACAGGTGCTATGGGAGAGACAACCGCAGATACAACTGTTAAAGGTTTTGTTGAAGGTGTTTCTAAAAGAGAAGTAGGCGAATTAATAAAAGCAACTGACAGGCGTTTGACAATTGCTGCATCTGATTTGAATTACACACCGACTGTTTCAGATCGAGTTGTTATTAGTTCTACAGTTCATCAAATTATTAGGATTGAAACAACAGAACAAGGTAATACTGCTATTAGTCATGAATTAATTCTGAGGTCGTAATGGCTAAAAAGATCCGCATTGACCAGATAGGAGACTTTGCAGAAGAAGCTTATGATGCAATGCTTAGAGAAGTGGTGTTATTAGCTGATCAAAAAATCAAATTAGGAACACCATTTGATACAGGTCGATTAAGAGCGAATTGGCAAGTTGCAGAAACTTCTGAATCTGGAACATCTACCTTGCTACCTGGGAAATACCCTTCCACTCCGCCTATTAAAAAAGTTAATTACACAAAAGAAAAAATAGGTAAAAATTATTTTATTTTAAATAATCTTCCTTATGCTGAACCGAATGTTTTAGGAACAAATCTTCCAAAGTCATGGGGCGGCCAATTTAGAAGTAGAGAAAATAAAGTATCAAAAGGTTGGTTCCAACAAGTAGCAAAAGAAGTTGCTGATTTTGCTAAGTCCATCAAATACAAAGGATAATGAGCAGCACTTTCAACGATGTCAGAGCAGCCATAGAAGGCCGCATTGCTACAGAGATGGCATTAAGCCCTGCTTATCCTGTTAGCTATCAAAACGCACCTTTCACCCCACCTAACAACACACCTTGGATTGCTGTTTATCTTTTGTTTGGGTCGAATAATTATGC